CAAACCAAAAATTAACCAAAAGTTTCCAGTTTTCATAATTATTCCTCAATCCCCATATAATCCATGAACCGTTCCATAACATATTCAGCTATGTCTTTGTCAGTTCCATAAAATTCATCCTTAACATTATCCTGTTGTGTTTCCACAAACTCTATGATTTTCCGTCTCAATTCTTTCTTATTCATTTTGGTCAAATTCCTTAGTTAAATAATTGGAAATATGAAAAACCCAATATCCAACTTGCCAGCTGGCAATAAACAAAGCAACGGGTTGAATTAACCAATTGGGAGAAAAAAACAAAAAGAAACCCCAAAGATATATAATCCCTAAACTTATTAGTAAAAATTTACCGCTCATTATTATCTCCTCATTTTGGAAATATCCTGAACGTGTTCCTTAGAAAATACTGGAATATCGTTACTTTTATGTGTTGATGAAATTCCAATCATAGCATCACCTGTATATTCCATAATCTCTTTCTTAGGGGCTATGCCTACGCCGGTTTCAATGCTAGGGAGATGCCTAGTATTGCGCTCAGCAGGAATAGAATAATCAGGATTAGCAGTCGCCTTATTATGCTTTTCAGTAGTCGGTTTGACATCCCATTTCTCCAGTAAGGCCTGCCAAGAAGTCCTTAGTTTTTTCTTCTTAGCAGAATCCTTAGTTTTACGTTTACTCTTTTGATTGGTGTGAATTATCATATATTTTTACCTGAAAGTTACCTGACTATTCTACCTGATAGAATTTTTTTAGTCGTCTAGTTAAGACTTCAACCAACACAGGATCACGGAAACCATAGTCATCGGGTACATCCAATACATGGACCTTAGTGGTTACCGGTTCACCGATTCTTTCTTCCAATACACCCATTAGATACCGAACCCTATCTTCTTGGAAGCTATCCATTACCAAGATTTCATCAGCCCATGATACATGAGCAACATCAAGGGGAATAAGAGCGTATTCATCAGACGCACCTACGGCCCGTGTATTATAGCCAAACGGATCATTACTGAGTATCCACGCTACGGTCGGACTACGCAACAGACCAGCCGAGCAGACACACAGGACACGCTTACGGGGACCTTGAAATGGGTTACCAACATTTGCTAGTCGGTTACGATTTATGTTCATATCATTCTACTTTTTCATATGTTTGTTCAAAAATGTCTGGTTTACAAGGATAAACTTCACCCTGAACTTCAGTGATAATCCAATCGCCTGGTTGAACTAAATGATTTGGACTCTCAAGAGTCCCAATAACTCCAAAAGACTCTCTATTGGTTAGTGTTGCGCCACCCATGCCAGTAAAATACAAGTCATCAGTATCCGCAATGTCACGCACATCCGGATGGTCACCAGATTTAAACCACTGTGTAGCTTCAATAACTACAGGCTTCTTTCTAAATTTCATGATTTATCCAATGTAATAATGGGTAGCATTATATACCACCCATCTTGGTTTGTCAAGCTATATTTTAGAATCCAGAATCAACTACTGGTTCAAATGTGACTTTGTTAAGAATGGATTGCTTATAATCTTCTGCGTTCATGGAACCCATTTTGCGGTTATGGTCTTTATGAACAACAGCCAAATTATCAATCACGGTACGACCACCAAAACAATGAGCAACGATATGACCACCAACTGCATCTTCCAACTTCAATGGTTTTCCATCAACCCAGTCGGTCATATTTTGTTTGAGCCATACTTGTTCAATCTCTTCTGCGGTGAATACTCGTTTTGTATCAAGAAAAACCAAACCGCAGTCGTTGATGTCCATTTCTTCAAGCAACCATTTTACAGATTGAATACATCGCTTTTGTTCATCATGCACAGTCAGATATTGCTTGAAACATTCCGAAACAATACGAACACCTTTATCATCCTTATGTGTATCGGTACGGATAGTTCTCTCATCCTTACTCATAAAACGATTCATTGCACGGCGAACGGAGATATAGAATTTATCAAAGTCCAACACATTAAAACCATCACGGCCATGTTCATGTACCAGATAGAAATACAACCGAATCATCATGATAACATCTTTGGTTGTCAATAGTGTTTTTGAATTGCGCTTTTTAGCATTAGCAAATTTGTAGAGTAAATCCAATACCGATTTAACTTGCTTTTGATGGCGATTAGCAACTTGTGTGGTTGTCCATTCTCCTGTTTCTTTTTGACCAAGTTCAACAAACAATTTTTCCATTTCCGTATTGGAACTGGTCAGATAGTTTGTGTCTTTGGTTTCAGATTTACGGACCATAGTAAGAATCCGAGTAACGAATTCATCATCACGCAAACGGGTGCTAGCGGATGAGAAATAAGCTTGTCTGCGGTTCTCACCAAGTGAAACATACTCAAACAATTCATGATATTGATTATCAAGATTGCGAATAGGACGGCTAATTTCACGCACGAAACTAGCAACCAAATTGTCCTCATAAGAGTTCAACATCTCTTGGTGGTTAACATCGGTACTGATATTGGTTCTACGGAAGGTTTCACCAGCCGCTTCATCGGTCATTTCCTTGGAATAAATGGTGAAACGCATAGTGTAATTATCAAATTGCTTTTTAACTTCTTCTGGAAGTTCCTTATATTTCTTGTTGCCAACATTGATAATTTGGCCATTGATGTTAGCAACTGTATTCTTAGCAGTCTTAAACTTGCCATCAATGAAGTCACGGATAGCACGCTTACGGTGTCCACCGTCAATCGAGCGCAACGCATATCCAGACTGTTGTTTAATATCTTCGGTGAGAGTTCTCAGTTTAATCTCACCGAAATCATAACCTTGGATAACGGTATCAATGATACCTTGTTTCTTGGAAAGTGATTCAATATCAGGACGTTGACCAATAGGGTCAACATCAATTTGAATATGACTGGTTGGAAATAATGCTCTGTAATAATTTGCAATACTGAGCGTGGTTTGATGCCAAGTAAATGATGCTGTCATATAATTCTCCATAAGAATGTAAAAATAAAATAAGAACCTAAAAAGGTATAAAGTAAAACAGATACAACCATACTACAGAATTAAAATGTTGTCAACCTCCTATTTTCAATTTACAGTTATCTCCATGCCATCTTCTATAATTGCCGAGTGATTTAATTTTTTTACCACAATATTCACATTCGGTAATTATACAATTGGGGTGTGTTCCATTTTGTATTCTTTCTTCAACACTTTTTTTTAAGTTTTTGGTACCAATATAATTATCACTTGAAGATTTTACTTGCATTATGTTGGAGATTTTTTGTTTGTGTTCATCTGTGTGATGTTTACCAAACATTCCATTTTTTTCTCCAAATAATTTCCTTTTGTTTATGTGTTCTTCAGTTTGTTTATGTCCTGTGAATGTTTTTTTAGCTAATGAGGATAACACATTTCTACTTTTATGCCCCACTGGTGTTTTACTCCAAGCTGGAGATTTTATTTGGCCATTTTTGTTGTTTTGTATATGAATATCTGTATAATTTACACCAAAGGCCCAATGCTTTTTTCCTGAAGCGTACCCATATCCTAATCCTGGATTTTTATTTACAAAATCTTCACGAATATCAACCTTCATTCTTCTTAATACTTTTTTCTCCCAATTTATTGCTTTTTCTGATGTATTGAATGTTTTTCTTATTTGAAATTCGAAACTATCCTTTCCATATAAATCAATCATTTCATGAATATATTTTGAGGAAGTGAAGTATCTCACCCAAAAATCATCAGGATCACTTTTTATTCCATATTTGACACCATAATAGAATTTGTTTGTCGGAATGTGATGGAGTAAATAGGTGTAAAACATATAAGTCCTTTATATAATACACCTATTTATGTTTATCGAACTCTGTATGACAATTAATTTACCCATTGATATAGTGCTAATCTTTCCCAATTATCATTTACATTTTGTCGAATTCTAAGTAGATTTAGTGAACTTCTGATATTCAAATCTGAAGCTTGGTCAGCATACCTATGAATAAAAGACACAACATCTTTTTTATGCAATTCGTCTGCATCAATATTCTTAAAAATTTCAACAATTCTTTCCACTTTCTCCTGCACGGTCAATTCTAAATTAACTTTAGCTGACCGAGAAATGATAGCTTGAGGAAAATTATGAATGGATAAATTGGAAATAAAAATCACTCGGCCGGTAAATTGAAAACGAGAAGGTAACTCATCATCTTTCGATTCGGAACCCCAAGTGATAACTCGTTCATCTTTGTCATCCAAAGCTGCCTTTAATATGTTAGCTGCAATAGGGTCCTTAAAAGCTTGGTCACAATCATCAAATACGATAATTTTTCCGTTATTTTCAAATAAGGTTCTATACAAAAATTTCGGCGTAGAATATCCTTTAATGAAAAGAAAATCACCCCATTGGTCCATAGTTTCCTCAGTTAATCCAGTAGTCTTTAAAGCTTCCGTTACAGAATGGCTTTTTCCAATACCACCGGAGCCTACCAAAATGAAAGAGTTAATCTTACCGGACGATACAAGACCAACGAATTGGTTGATAAAGTCAAAACGCTCTGGTACAGAAAAGTATACCTGAGGCTCAGACTTATTTGATACCTGAGGTACACCCGCTTCTGCAAGCTTACGCTCCACTCGTTCACGAGATTGGCTACGCACGATGACCTTGCCATCAATAGAGCCAATAAACTTACGCTTTACCTCATCAAACCGAACATTTACATTCATAATATAATCCTCACTTAACCAATTCGATACCTAGCACAATCCCTTCATGAGCGAAAACCCACTCATAATGGAATACAGCCTTCTCATAACTATTGAATATAATCCCGCCACACTTATACATAATATAGTTGCCTCTCACAATTTATGCAACCAGTATATCACAACCATGGAAAATGTCAAGCATTATCTGCGACCAAGTCCATCATCATTTTTTTAACCATGACATTCGGCAACCGAAAAACTCCAGTATCCATGAAACCCATCTGGACACCAACATCCACAATGGCACCAGACCGGCAGATACCTGCCACACAATGGACAACCACATTCATATGGTTGGCCAACGCAAACCGCAAAGCATCAACCAGAATCTTAGCCTGTGCTTGGTCTATAGCATCCAGGAAAACCAAACCTGATTGAGAATCATTCTCAACATCAAGGAATTTTACCTGAATGATTTTTTTGAATTGCATCTTAGGCACTGGAAAGTCCATGTCTGGATCCACTACCTGAATCAGCATAGAGTTATCACCAGCATCATGATGACATCCTTTTTGGATGTCATCCAGTGATACATTTTGAATCCATGGTTGAAACATTTTTACCTCACTTAATTAGTTCGTATGGCTTATCCCATTGACCGATATTGATGTCATAATAATATGCAACATCAAAATAGTCAGTCATGGCATCGCTATTGTTATAGTAACCGGCAGACTTGAGAGCATCAAAGGCCTTGGCCAGAAACTCTTTAGCCACACCAGTAAAGTGTTCTTGGAACCAGTATGGGTTGACTTGAATATAATCTTTAGCACGATACTGTGGTTCACCTTGGTTGATATTGCTAATAAAATCAATGGGTCCGCTCTTGATATTCAAGACAATGCTCGAATGATGGCGAACGGCCAACGAGCCCTTGATACCATACTGCTTCAGTAAGGGTTTGATTAAACTAGCAATTTTTGCTTTCTTCTCTTGATTCATATAAGCCATGATATAATTTTCTCTCGTTTTGTTAGTATGTGACCATTATATACCATCCAATGGAAAAGTCAAGCACTATTTTGGTCTTATTTGGTTCCAATGGAATCAATGGCTTACGCCATCCTTATCGGGAGCATAGTCATCCTAACACAATGTCAAGTGCCTGTCAAGGTTTATTT